CGTTCCTGTTGAGGTTCGCGTTCCTATTGGTACTTTCGGTGTTGAAATTACTCACGATGACTTCCCGTTTATTGTGTAACTGAATTGGTTCTCGAATATTCAATCCTTTGAGTCTACGCCCTATAGCATTTTTCAATTCCGAAATAGTTTTATCAACCTCTGATAACCCAGTCTTTCTCGCGATTCGTTTTATTTCCGTAGATTTCACTGACGAACTAAATAATAATTCATAATCCCTTTGGGTGAGAGGAGATTTACTATCCAGCATATACTTTTTATCGCGACTGAGGACGAGGGGTGGCAGAGGTAGCTTGTCGTCTTTCGCATCTATACTCAGTTGGCATAACTTTGCCCTGGGTATCTTCACACTCTGACCTGTGTGAAGTTTTATAAAGTTTCTTATATTCTCTGTGTCAATATCGGGGTCACACGCATCCATATTGTTATAATCTCATAAAAAAATATAACATATGGGGTGGTGTTAAGTATTCATGCCCATTATAAACAGACGAAGTTTATGTTCATAAGGCATCGTAAAGTTATATATATCTATATCATTCGTATCTATTTCCTTGACTGTACCTAATTTCATAATATTAGTATCAGGTAATTTCAGGGCTGTCGTAGTAATTGCTTGTATAAACTGTTTCAGATTTGTAATCTTTTCAAAAAATATCTCCTTCAACTTTAATTTTATACAAAATATCTTGTCAGCTTTCTTGTCTAAAAAGGGAGTCACCGGAATTAACTCTCTCGTACATCCATCCATATAAAACATGTCCATGTGTTTAACAGGTGGAAATAACAGGGGTATAGCTATACTCATGCACACCGCGTCGACGACTTTCATGTCCGGGTGGGAGTCAACTGAAAAGTATTCTGTTCTACATCTATTGAGACAGTACGAAGATATATACACCTTTTTTTGTAGTTCAGAGAATGTGGGGTCACATCCATAGCATTTAACGAGTATTTCACGAACAGGTTTCATGTCTATGAGGCCATAATTTTTAACGAGGCATTTAATTTTAAACTTTGTCAGATTTTCGAAATCTACAGATAAAAGTCTATCGAGAATCTCAGGTAATGGTATATCTAAAGCTAAAGCTACTCCTATTACAGCTCCTGCTGAAGAGCCCGAAATTTCTTTTATATTTTTCAACTCTTTTTCATACTTCGTTATACAACCTATGAGCGAAAATATCCCCATGGATGCTGGACCCAATACGAGGTATTCCATTTAATAAAACTGAGGAAATTGCTTTCGTAAAAGAGCGAACACGACGGCGTAGACGACAGTGTGTGCGATGACAGCCGACTGACTGGTCTCCCCTGACGTAAACACACCACCCTTACCCGGAGGGAGGGTGAGGAGCATACCCGGGCTGAGAGTCATGAAAAGGATCGTCGTCACGAGAAGATCTGTCTTGGTCAACACGATACCCATAGCCCTGGCGACGATAGAGTACACGAGGAAAAATACGAGACCGTGGAAAAACACGGACATACGATCCGTGCTCATGTTTTTAAAGGAAAGTTTAGTTCCATCCGTTTTCAGAAACATACCCGGGCTGAGCACAAGAAAAAGAGCGGAGGGGACGGCAACTTTCGGAGACGTAATCATTTATTCTATTGCAACATTATTATCACGCGACTAGTATGATATCTTCGCAAAAGCAAACAAAGTTTCCAAACGCGGCACCTCTCATCATCTCCTCGTGAAGACCGTTGGCATTCACGATTCGCCTGACGTTTTGCCACACGTGGAAGAGTCGTGGGTTCTCCACCCTGGTCTCGATGGGGTCATGCTCCGTGTAACAAAATCGTGAAAAGTCATTCAGAGTCCCCTGGTGCGTAATGTGCGCGTCGTAAAACAGTGTGCGCATTGTGTTCCACATCATGCGAAGAACGTCATCGTATTGCAATTCCCAATCTTCGAATGATAGCGGAGTCGTGTCCTGGTCATCGTCGTCGCTCATGTACGCCTCGGTCCCAACCGTGGCTTCCCATACGTACTGATTCCAAACCATTATTTCTTGAGTCCAGTGAGTGAAAGGGTAGAGGATTCCTTGGTTGGTAGATTCTCGAGTATAACCTTTAAGGCAGTTTCCGTCTGCTCTTCGTTACCGTCGAAGAATCGAATGAGACCCTCCTTCACTGAGGCTTTATTAAGGCCACCCTTCCTGACACTTTTCTTCACAGAGATTTTACCCTTCTTGAGATTGATGACGTCGAGGCCGTTGTCGATCATCATTTTTTTGATTCGTGACTTAAGTGCCTTTTCTGCGTCTGTGAGTATTTTAATATCCGCTCGAGCTTCTGTAATCTGCTTGTTGAGTTCAACCAGTTTAGAGACGCTGTTCGTGAGATCTTCACTCGACATTATATGTATATAAAGAGTGTTTACCTTTAAGTTGTTTATATAAGGGGGCGCTGCATTAAATCAGGGGCGATTGTGGAGTTGTTCCACATGAACGGTTCTTTAGGATTGGGAGGCTCGGCGCGGATCTGCTGATTGGCGTTACGAAGGGTGCCGCCGATACTCTCTGGGAAACCAATCTGGCTGCGGGGCTCGAGAAAGTTCTGACCCGCGAGAATATCCTCGGGGGCAAACTGACCGAAATCCTCCTGGGATGCAACCTCACGGGGAAGAAGAGAGGAGGCGAGACCAGTACCAGCCTTCATCTCACACTGGGAAACGTCGGCTCCCACGGGGGATGGACCCGCCGTACCTGTGGGGGCGTACATACTCTCGTGGACGGAGTACATAGACTTTCGCTTACCGGGCTGACAGAGCATGTAAATCACGACGACCACCGCGAGAGCAATAGCAACCTGGCGCGCGGAAATCTTTTTGAACATATTCATCTTTATATACTATGTATAATTTTTTTTTACTCGTCATCCTCAAACATATAATCCGCTGGATAAGTCTCATCGAACTTTTCCTCCGGAGGAGGGTGTACCTTGACCTGGACAATATTCCAGCTGGGGCCAAACGCCTTTTTAGCAAACCACAACCCAGAAAACTCTAGGATGATCGAACAGGTGTCACCTGGCTTGATGGTATCAAACCCAATCTGGACCTTATCGGAATTGAAGACTTTCGTTTCTGGGATATACTCTGCTGAAATAGTATCTTCCCTGGTGTACGCCGAACGAAGCGTCTTCTCGGCGAGATTTTTACCAAACCACTCCTTACTATTCTCTATGGCGCTCTGAATGTTCATTTCATGGACAGCATCAATCTTTTCAGAGTTGGTTTCAAACACGAGATCGTCCGTCACTTCCGTGATGGTGACATCATTCACTTGAATAAAATACTTCTTGCGATCATCGGTGAAAACGCGAACATGGTACATGCCATCATCCCCCTTGGTAAGATTGTCATAAATCATCTTGTATACAGTACTTACGTGTTAATTCTTTAAACCAACAAATGGTATATTAGCAGCTCGTTTGAGTAATGGTTTAGGAACCCAACCATCTCTTCGTGGCCTGAAACCATAAAGCGTTTCCTGTGTATTCACGGTGTTCGGAAAAGACTGCTCTGCCGTGGGTCTCATTTCAAATTCATTTTTAATGTACTCTTCTGAATTATTCTTCTTCCACGATAATGAATCCATATTAAATCGTTGATTCCCCGAAGACTTTTCAAATCCATTGATCTTCGTGTTGGGTAACACTGGATTAACACCAACGACAATTTGTTTAGATAATCGTACTTTGGATGGTTTAGTCGTAAAGTTTGCATATTTATGAGGGTCTATACGAGCAGCCCTCTTCAAGCTGGGATTTTTAGATTTAAGAACTCTCTTCTTACCTACTGATATTTTCGGTTGGACTTTTGTGAATATCTTATCGATGGTATCATTTGAAGTTACACGAACTTTAAACAGTTTGGCGAGTTTCAAGAGACGTTGGCGGTCCTTTTCTTTCTTCTCTGGTCTGAGTTTAAGTTTATGCATCAAATAAATATCTTCGATTAAAAACTCCTTACTAGCGACGATGATGTTATTATTCAGTTTCACCCGACCAGTTTCCGTGTCTCTGTAGCTGACTCCTCTCCTGGACACACTCTTTACCACCCCGTATCCAAACTCTTTAGGTCTCATGAAAGGTATGTCGAGTATACCACCTACTGAAAAGTCTTCTATCTTTCCCGTGGCTATGGAAAAGTATCGTAGTTTTAAATCTAGAGCGAATAATTCAACATCTATGAATATATCACCCACCGAGGGTTTTTTATCGTTACTTGATTTTTTCTTTTTTAACAATGTGTACCTTCTGGTGACGTAAGGTCCACTTTTCTTGAACCCCACCCCTAAAAACTTGAATATAGGATGTGACCTCGAAAGTATTCTTTTCTTCACCCTCTTGTTGAGTTTCTTGGCAATCTGCCCCAATTTATCCCACAAAATAAGTTTCACCGCTTGAAGTTTACCAAAATACTTTCTATCACTCGCCATTCTGGGAACAAATTTGGCATCGATATCACTCGTGATGATACGATCCTTGTAATCCATGTACATGTTGAACGCTTCCCCACCACTCACGATGAGGTCCCCCATGTTTTTCAAAAATACCGTGAGCTCTCCGATAGTGTCCAGTATAATATCTCGTATCGAATCGGTGACTAGAACATATACCAACTTTTCAAATTGTTCGTTTGGATGCTGCCGGTGTACACGGTTTCTAAACCTTTTCACATCATTCTTCTGAAAATATTTCTTCAAAAGTGGGTCCCTGAAAAAAAAGTGGGATTCAAGAAACCTGTTTATCACAGGTTTTGAATAACTTTTTTCATCCATTTATATATGTATATAATATTATCTTGTCGCGTCATTTATTTACAAATTAAAAACTAGGTTTCATATAATGAACATTCCACCGAGTGTCATACGCGCTGTGCAAAACAAAGACATCCCACAATCCCAGAAGCTGTTAGCCTTCATGATGTTCATGCCCAGTGTAAAAGCTGAAGATGCATACAATGATGCGTACATGTACAACACAGAGATTGGTGTGCAGATACAACATCTCATCGACGAAAAGAAGATTACACTCGGTAAGTTTGACGAGAATTTTAAACTTGCCATCTTATAATATGAATTGTGACGTGTGTAGGTGTTACGCCGATGAAACATTCGGGGATCCGAGACGGGATCAGGCCTGTGGAATGAAACACGGTGGGTACATCGTCCCGTGCGAAAAAGGGTGCTGTCACGGTGGGTGCCCTGGACAAAACCCAGATACCCCACCCGCTGAGCCCTACGGGTTTGGTAAAATGCAAGACATGCGAATATACATAAGAGCCATACTGAGTATATTCGCTCTATCGTTCATACTACTATACTTAAAGATATGGGGCCTATAGAAGGTATAATGTCTACCGAAACTATTCTTTCCGAACTCGCTGCCATCCAGAAGGAGCTCAAGGCGCTCAGCAAGATTGTCCGAAAGATTAAGGCTACCCAAGATGATCCCACTGGTGAGAAGTCTGCCAACCGCGCGAAGAACAATGGGTTCAACCGCGAGCAGAAGATTTCTGAAAAGCTTCGTGAGTTCCTCGGTCTCCCGGAGGGACAGTTGGTCTCCCGCAGTTCGGTCACGCGTGCCATCAACAAGTACGTGAAGGACAACGGGCTCAAGCACCCAGACAACGGTCGAGTGCTCGTGCTCGACAAGAAGCTTCGCGACCTCCTCGAGCCTCCCGCGGATGTCCAGGTGACTTTCCTCAATCTTCAGAAGTACCTCAGCCCCCATTACACGAAGGTTGATGCTTAAAAAATAAAATACTATTATATAAAAATGATTATCGATAGGGCATCTCTCGAAAACCTTGTTGGTACAAAGATATCTGATATAGATTTGTACCAAAAAGCATTTACACACAAATCAGCAATCAAAGAAAATGAAAACTTGAAGGGGTCTTTCGAAACGTTAGAGTTTATAGGTGATTCTGTACTAGGGTTTGTCATCACAAAGTTCCTGTATGACAAATTTGAAAATAGACAGGAGGGTTTTTTGACCAAAGCTCGCACGAAACTCGTGAGAGGGGAAACGCTCGCATGCATAGCCTCAAAACTTGAATTGTATAAGTGGGTCCAGATGGATGAGAAAGGTATGCGTAACGAATGGAACCGTAATCCAAAGATTTTAGAGGATGCATTTGAAGCCCTTGTGGGTGCCATATATATGGATTTGGGACTCCTTCACGCCAAAGAGTTTATTTTACGCATATACAATGACCCAACCTTCGTGAATCTTGATTCTATCATGGTGGATGATAACTTCAAGGATCATCTCATGCGTTATTGTCAGTCCAACAGACTCAGTTTACCAGTGTACTCCATATTGAGACATGAGGGTGGTATGTTTTACATTGCCGCGTTCGTCGATAACGTCTGTGTGGGCCAAGGGTATGCAAAAAATAAAAAATTAGCAGAACAATACGCTGCGAAAGCATTCTTCTATCCACCAGTAATACCAATGAGCTTAAACACACCGGGGGTACAATATTAAATGCATGAAGGTGTAAAGAAACTCATCGAGCGTGAATACGCTGCACAGCGTTCACAAGAATGGCTCGAACTCCGTGGAAACATGCTGACTGCCAGTGACGTAGCTTCCGCCATAGGTGAGAATAAATATGAATCGCCCAACGCACTCTTGTTAAAAAAGTGTGGGTACAACAAGTTTACTGGTAACGCGGCGACGGAACATGGAAATAAATACGAGGATGAGGCACGTGTTCTTTATGAACAAAGATATAATGAAGTTGTTCATGAGATTGGGTTGTGCCCTCATCCCAAATATCCGTGGTTGGGTGGAAGTCCAGATGGTGTCAGCGAATCCGGGAAACTCATCGAGATTAAATGTCCCATGTCCCGTGTCATCACGCCAGAAGTACCCGCTCATTACATGCCCCAGCTTCAATTATGTATGGAAATCTTAGACCTCGAAGAGTGTGACTTTATCCAATATAAGGCTGCAGATTTCAATTGGCCCAGGCCGGAAGAGTTTGTCGTCACGAGGGTTCCCAGGGATCGTGGATGGTTCGAAAAGTATTTTCCGGTGATGGAGGCGTTTTGGCAAAAAGTTTTGTATCACAGAGAACATGGTATCGAGCCCCCGAAGACGAGAAAACCGAGGACACCTAAAGAATTACCCCCACAGGTATGTGAGATTACGTCCGATTCGGACGATAATTATTTCGTAGAAGATTAAAATATGAGTATCGTAAGATTCTCTACTGTCATAATCAGGAAAACAGTTCATGTCAGGAAACGTAAAATGTTCACGTTACCAACAAAAGTAATACCATATATAGTAGATTTGTCAGACAAGAATAATTGTACATTAGACCATTTGTATTCTATGTGCACTACGATGATGGAAACGGAGATGGCCACAATCGGTGTGCAGGTGGTGTTGGTAATTTTAAGTTTAGGTAAATATAAACCTAAGTCGAAGTAATATTTTCAGATAAACAAGTCAGAATGAAGTACACACTCAACGGTACCCTCTACGCACCCTATCAAGTTGATGGGGTTAAATGGATGCTTGGGATGGAGAATCAAAAAGAAGGTCCGAAGGGTGGCTTTCTCTGTGATGAGATGGGACTCGGAAAGACAATTCAGATTATCGCGACCATTCTTGGGAACCCCAAAAACAATACACTCATTGTGGTTCCCAAAACTATCGTGACTCAGTGGTCCAAAGAACTCAAGAAGTTTGCACCAGGACTCAGTGTTCTCGTGTATGACGGTCCAAAAAGAACAAATGAAAAACAAGACCTACTTGCACACGATGTTGTCATATGTCCCTATAGTGTGACATACAGTAAGACGTCCATTCTTGGAATGATACACTGGGACCGCATCGTCCTCGACGAAGCCCATGAAATACGAAACAGACAGACGAGAACTTTCAAGTGTCTGAATGCATTCAGGTCCTCCATAAGATGGCTCGTGACTGGTACACCCGTTTTCAATTCAATGGAGGATTTTGTCACCCTTTGTGCATTTCTTGGCCTCTCCAAGAATGTTGTGCAAGGTATGCACAAACAAATCAAGGATATCTACATCTTGCGACGCACGAAAGCTGACAGTTCACTGGACCTTCCCTACTGCCATTTTGAAAACGTAGAACTCGACATGTACCCAGAAGAGCAATCATTGTACGAGTGTGCTTTCATGGAGGCTCAGGACACCATCAAACACATCATGAGTACGACAGTCTCCGTAGAGGCGAGAAATATGCACATTCTCGAGTGTCTATTACGTGTTCGGCAACTCATGATTTGGCCCCAATTGTATCTCGACGGTGTGTCGAAAAAACTCGACCAACCCCCACAAATATGGAAGCACAAGACACACAAGATGGATAAACTTTTCATGCACATCAACAGTCACCCAGACGAAAAGGCGGTTGTGTTTTGTCAGTTTAAGGGTGAGATGGATTACATTGAAAAGACCCTCATGTGCACTGTATTTCGCATCGATGGGAGTGTCGAGAAGGATGAAAGAAATAGACGAATCGAACTCTTTTCGGCTGCTCCATCCAACAGTGTACTCATCGTTCAGATTAAATGTGGTGGTCAGGGTCTCAATATTCAGTGTGCCACCAGGGTGTACATCATATCTCCCTCATGGAATCCCTCCACTGAACTCCAGGCCATCGGAAGGTGCCATAGGTCAGGGCAGACTAAAGAGGTGTATGTGAAGAAGCTCGTCTATAACGACACCCAAAGATTTAGGAGCGTCGAGTTGGCCATGATGTCTCTTCAGGGTCACAAATCGGTCTTGTGCGCCGATGTTCTCAACGACAAGAGGATCGAATTTCAAATTCCCATGAAGCAGGAGAAGTCCATCGACGCCATCCGAAAAATTTTCCGATGATACTATAAATGATTAAAGAGGGAACACGCGCTCAGGTTTTCCACGGTACCGCTGAAAGGACTGCAGGTGGTCTCATGAAGTCTGATCTCACACAGGGAAAGGATGGTAGGATAAAGAGCAAGGCTGCCGTCGAGGCTGCCATTCGCCGCATGAAGGAAGAGGGAAATAAGAGCATGGTCAAGGTGTTTAAAGCGAAGAAGGGAACCTTCGAGAAGCAGCCCAGGGCGGGGACTGCCGAACACAAGAAGCTCGTAAAAAAAATGAAGAAGTAAAATAAATGACGCTCGCCAAGTGGGACGATGCTGTGAGAATTGCAAAAATAAAAATGAACGACGATCCTAATAGTTTCACCATGTTGAAGGGAAAACTATTGAAAGAGGCCCAGATGATTTATCAGTTATTATTAGCAGACGAGAGAGTTACAAAATAAATTGAAAACCCTTGAGTTGTTGTGGTTCATATACAACAAGTTGATGAAGTTTCCAAGTGACACCAAACTTCTTATTCAAGAAATACACACTGTTCATCTCTACGATGGCAATCCCCGAATTTCTTGCGTATAGTTTATCCTTTACATCAGTTTTAATGACATTTTTTTCACTATCAAAAATACCAGGTTTTAAATCCCCATCCATCGTCGTATCAACGCGCACGCGAAACTTGGGTTCACGATCAGTTGAAGTTTTAATATTTGAATTGAACATTGGTAACAATTCATCGACACTCATAGACTTTCCAAAGATTTTAGGACTCTGTTTATGAATAGCCTCTACTATGGCAGCTTCAGCCTTTTGTAATGTTTCATAAAAATGTTTCACATAGTTGTTCTCTTCGTCATAACCCTTCATAGAAAAGTCGATGTTCCATTTGGTGGCACCTACCGCCGGGGTAAACCCAGATATACCGAAAGGCATGTATAGACGAGGTGTTTGAATACGCATAGGTTTTCCATCTTTGGTACTCAGTGAAATCTTGCGACCGTCGTACTCTGAGATTTCAAGTGTATCGAGGAGGGTGTGAAACTTTGCCATTTCTCTGTATTATTAAGTATTCAAAACTTTAAGCTGAACAAGCGGTACAATCAGCCTCGAGACTAAATTGAATGGGTCTTGCCTTCGCTTTACTTCTCAAATAATACATCCCAGTTTTCAACCCCGACTTCCATGCATACATGTGCATAGATGAAAGCTTGGACAATGTGGGACTTTCGACGAAAAGATTCATGCTCTGACTCTGGTCGACAAACACACCACGATCAGCAGCCATATCGATTATAACCTTCTGACTGATTTCCCATACAGTTTTATAAATCTCTTTGATATCATCAGGAATATCCGTGATATTCTGTACCGAACCACCAGATTTAATCATGAGGTCCTTCATTTCCTTCGACCAAAGACCGAGAGCCTGGAGGTCCTTCACGAGGTGCTTATTGACAACAACAAACTCTCCGGCGAGGGTTCGGCGAAGATAGATATTTGTCGTGTACGGCTCGAAACATTCATTGTTCCCCAGAATCTGTGATGTACTCGCGGTGGGCATGGGTGCCAAGAGGAGACTGTTCCTCACACCCTTCTTTACACGTTCGCGCATGGATTCCCAGTCGTACAATCCACTGAACCGAGGCTTTCGGTCCCACATGTCAAACTGAAGAATACCCTGACTCACCGGGGATCCCTCGAAAGTATCATAGGCCCCGTCAACCTCTGCGAGTTCACAACTCGCCTCGAGACTCGCGTGATACATAGTCTCGAAGATGTGTGCGTTGAGATCTCGAGACTTTTCACACCCAAAGGGGAGGCCACACATGATGAAGACGTCAGCGAGCCCCTGGACCCCGATACCAATGGGCCTGTGTCGCATATTTGAACGTTTCGCCGTCTCTGTAGGGTAAAAGTTGCGATCTATGACCTTGTTGAGATTTTTGGTAATCATCTTGGTGACTGCATGAAGTTTTTCGTGATTGAATGCCTTCGTCTTCCTGTCAACAAATGTTGGAAGAGCGATGGAGGAGAGATTGCACACGGCGGTCTCCTTGGGGTCTGAGTATTCAATAATTTCCGAACACAAATTTGAACTCTTGATGATTCCGAGATTCTTCTGGTTGGACTTTTTATTACACGCATCCTTGTACAACATGTAAGGGGTACCCGTTTCACTCTGAGACTTGATGATCGCCCTCCATATGTCTACAGCGGGGATGGTGGCATCCGCGAGTCCTTCGCGTTCATACTTTTCGTAAAGCGTCTCAAACTCGTCTCCGTATACATCCGAAAGACCCTTCGCCTTGTTGGGGCAAAAGAGCGACCATGTACCACCCGCCTCTACGCGCTTCATAAACAAATCGGGAATCCACAGTGCGGAGAAGAGATCTCTGCATCGCGCCTCCTCGTCCCCCTGATTCAGGCGTATGTCAAGAAAGTCGAGAATATCCGCGTGCCACGGTTCGATGTACACGGCGATGGAACCCTTGCGGCGTCCAGCTTGATTCACGTAGCGCGCCGTCGCGTTGTACACGCGCATCATGGGAATGATACCATCCGATTGACCGTTAGTACCTTCGATGATTGAGTTATTCGCACGAACATCGTGGATGTGCAAACCTATACCACCAGCCCATTTACTGATTTGTGCACATTCCTTGAGTGTATCATAAATCCCGTCTATACTATCAAACTTATTTGACACTAGAAAGCATGAACTCATTTGCGGTCTGTGTGTACCAGCGTTGAACAAAGTGGGTGTGGCATGAATGCATGCACCGTTGGACATGGCATGATACGTTTCGCACGCAGCCTGTACATCTTCACCGTGAATACCCAGGGCCACGCGCATGTACATGTACTGCGGAGTCTCCGTGATGATATCCTTCACCTTCATGAGGTACCCTTTCTCGAGTGTTTTAATACCAAAGTAACCAAACTGAAAGTCGCGCTCTGGATTTATGACCTCATCCACCTTGGGTGCGAGGGCTACGATTTCGTCCGTGACGATACCGGCTTCGTGTAAGATGCGCATGGCACCCGAGAACGTCGAGGGTGCGGTCTTCTGAATGTTACTCGCGACGATTCTAGTTGCCAAAATCTCATAATCTGGGTCGCTGGTGATCATCCCGATGCATATTTCTGCCGAGAGGGTGTCTATTTCGTGGGTGGTGATGTTATCGTACATGGAAGAAAAAACTTGCTTTGCAATCATAGAGGCGTCGACATGTTCTGATAATGCATATCGCAATTTGGAGATCCTGTTGGTGACCTTATCAAACTTTACGTCTTCAACACGACCGGACCGTTTAATAACCCTCATGATTCTTATGATACTATTACATTTCTATTTTTTAACTAACATTTGAAGTCCACACTTCGAACAGGAACGGGGCCCACAGTCTCTGCGTATCTGTTGGGTTGGAGAAAACTCGTGTTCACGTTGAACGGACCGAGTTCACCTGGTTTTGACACAGGGGTGTAAGATGCTATGAAACAGTCGGGTGCCTTACACACCGGAACCTCGTAGTTACAAGCCTTGGTGCTATAGGCTTCATCAAAATCAGCTGCAGCAATCATTTATATTTTACACACACTTTTTTTCCTGGATAATATTAAATGTGTGATTCACTTCATTTAAACTCCATAAAGCAGACACCCACCCCCCTGAATACCCTGTACTTTTCAGATTTTAATGTGAATCTTCTCCAGCGGGCCATCCGCCAGACCTTCAGGAATGATACTGGGGTATCCATCGATTATCAGAACCCCGACGATCTCTACAGCATCATGCGCGTGGTGTTCATCAACAACGCTGGTAATCATACCGAAGCGGTTCATGAACAGGTGAAATTCATGAACAGTCTCGTGATCAAGACTGCCCTGGGGCAAATTCAGTCTGGGGTGGCACAGTTCATGGGGTACATGCGCGATATCGACACCATGGCGGTCCCTCCTGAACCTCCCGCGAATACGAGTACGTACGGTGCGAAGATACCTATAAACAATAACATAGGAGTATAAAGGTTACGTGGGTAAAATGCGTAAGAAGATGTCACTGAACTATTATAAGGCGGAGACTGAAAAGATTTGCAAGTCCAAAGGGTGGGACAAGGCTGAAGTAGATACGGTGTGGCTTTTACTTTCTGAAGAGTTTGGAGAACTCGCCTCAGCGATAAGGCAATACAAGCGAACGTTTAAAAAAGCAAACATCAAAAAGGAGAGGGGGGTGGACATCATGATGGAGATGGGTGATGTGTTTAGTTATCTCTTTCAATTGGCCCACATGTTGAATATAGATTTAGACGCCATGTGGGAGGCCCATGGTCGAAAGATGGAGTACAAAAAATATATATCACGTTAATATAAGATGAGTAAGGATATGCTCGATGATGATAACACGATAAATGATTTCAATCCCTACGTGATGGGAGACTTTTCTTTACCAGGGGCGAGTAGGCAACCTCATGCGTTTGGTAGTTATCCCACAGCTCCAGTCGAGATAAACACCAATTTCCCAGTGGACGAAGAGAGCCCTTTATGTAGTTATGGTATAACTGCTGGTGACAACACGATAGACATGTGTCGCCCCATAACCCCCAATTGCCCTTTATCTAGACCCCTTTTACCAGGAAGGAATATAGATAGAGGATTCACAGTCGAAAAGAAAGAAGTCAAGAAAACGAAAAATGTTTTAGACGTTAATATGATTATTATTGTTATTCTCATGATTCTGATTCTATTACTCGCAACACGTTAAACATTCTGTCGAGATTTTTCTCATTTGTACAATGTTCGATGACATGGGGGAGAGTGTTGAGACACATACTTTTGATGAGTCTCTTCTGCCACCCACATCTGATATTGATCACGGGTGAACAAAAAGTGGGGTCGAGAATCTTCACTGTGTTCACAATACGCAGGAGAGAGTGAATGTTATTATTCTCGCACAGTACATTATCCAATTCAATCAGTGCCATGACTCTTCTGGTTGTGATTGTTTTTTCCACCATGGTATCGAGAAACTGTTCGTAGCGCATAGATTCCTTGGAAGATTTGATATCCTTCCAGCCCCCTATGGGTCTCGCATCGAAACAGTCGGCAAACTCGACGTATCCATCACCTTCGATGTATCTCGTGTATTTGAGTTCCACGTATTCCTTGCCCGTATGCTTGTCCTCGAAAACGTGGGCTTCCTTAAGGAAAGAAGGCATCTGGTTTGTACTCGATCTTCTTCTCTAAGTGAGATAAATCCTTTTCTATCTTTTTCTGAATGCCAGAACATTCATGACGTTCCAAATGAATACATCTAGAGCAATAAGAACCTTTACAATACAGGCAATCGATGGGAGGACCACACTTTTTCTTGCATTTTTGACACGGCATATATTTATATATAACGTATATTTTAAGCCTAAGTCATGTGGGGTGCTGACGGAATATCATCCAAAGATGTATTCTTCCATCGCCAACAACACATTCTCCTACCTTTTAACTCTCGATGAGTTTCGAAAAAAACTACCAGACCACCTTCGACCTTCATGGATAAAGCTCACGACGATCACAATGGTATCATCCTTTTCGAAACCCATCGACATTAACAAGATGCGCGCCGCCTTTGAGGCTTCTTCACTCACTTTACACAAAAAAACACTTGCGGCGAAGGGGATCACGTGGACCATTAAACCCACGACGTTTTATAATCAAATCACTCTGACATACGAAGATTGTTACAGCATAAAATCCATCAAGATATTTCCAAACGGGAGTATCCAAGTGGCTGGGTGCAACGACCTGATCAACTGTAAACATATAATCACCAGCCTCGAATATATTCTCAAATTTTTTGACCCTGAAGTGGTACCACCCGTGGATTCTTTCCGTGTCGTGATGATAAACTCCAACTTTAGTCTCAACTACAACATTAATCTCATGAAAACTACAGAACATTTTGAAAAATATTCAGACGTCTTTAAGGTATCGTTCGAACCAGATAGGTACTCGGCAGTCAAGATAAAGTTTAAGCCAGCGGAGGATATGAAGGAAATTACGACGAGTATTTTCAGCACAGGAAAGATCATCATCACAGGAGCAGAGACACTCAAGGAGATTGCATTCGCCTACAACATCATCAATCATCACATAAATGATTGCCCGGAGATTCGGGTATCCAAAACTGATACGGTTGATTTATTTGATACATTTGCGGGGTACAATATTGTAGATGCCATAGAAAAAATTAAATCGTTGGGATTTCACTCGTGGACACAGACGATTGTAAATAGACATATTTTTTTCTGATTGTAATATAAATGTCTCAGCGTCTTGGAATGGCCGACGGTCGGTGTTTCACCATCAACAATTCTTCCATGTTATACAACGACTTCATCATGACCCAAAATGGGATCAAGTACGAAGACAACTACACGTTCCGTAAACTCCTTCAAGAGAAGGGTCCCGAGATACTCAAGCCCCCCACCAAAGATGAAAAGGAACCCTGTGGTATGTGCGATACGACACTCAAACTATCTGGTATATACTGAGTGAAAATGTAAAATTATTTTTCACTTTATGATATAGGAATGACAACGTGTGCTATATGTCTCAATACAGTGAGAGAGACGAGAAGGCACGTTCCAATTAGGTGCGGTCATCTCTTTCACTCTCATTGTATTGATGATTGGAAGAAGCGGGGTAAGAGTACGTGCCCTGTGTGCAGGAAGATTTTCGATGGGTCACAATATAAAGTGCAATTGACTGTACACAACATGTATAATGAAACATCAAACACTTTAACTGTTCATGATAACATGTTTGCACTAGATGTACTTTTCGAAGTACAAAACGTTGTGGACTTAGACAGTCTTTTGTCTGATTTTGGGGTGGGTGTGACCGACTTTGACCCCTTTATTTTTGACGCAGAATGAACTGCAGTACGTGTCATAATTCATACCAGGGTAGTCTCTCGATATCTTACGGGGATCCTTGATGATCTTACCTTTGGCACCAGTCATGAGGGGACCTGTAGCCCACCCACGCTTATGGCTGAAAAAGTCAACTTTAAGAAGAATCAATTTTCCAGGTACTAAAACTTTCGCAGCCTTTTTTACACGCAGGACCGGGATATTAAAAAACGCGGCGATACTCTCGTGAGTGTCTCCCCTCTTCACTTTATATTCAGCTTTACTATGTTGTTTGTAAAAATGAAAATCTCCTTGACAGAGATAATCACTCTTTTTACATTTAGCTATGAACATCATTATTTTATAAAAACCAGGTTTACATTTAGTCATCGCCTTGGTCGCATACATTTTACCAGGATTATCCATGATTATGGACTTGTTAATCCTCTTGCATGTGTTATAGGGACCATTATCCTTGATGTTTACTCTCTCACCAGGCTGTGATTTCCACTTACGATAATTTTGAAAGTCATTGACGGCATACGCGTAGCAATTATTATTATTTATCCCAACTTTACCATTCCACCTTTTCATTGTAAATGTGGGTTCTGACCCGTTTGTCGGGGGAGTTTTCATTATATTACACCAGGAAAAAAAATGTCCGTATGTAATAAATGTTAAAAGAACTCGCCTATACCCGCCGTCCCGTTGACGCACTCACCGAGGTTCTCATCTTCATCCTAGTGATTCTAGTGTCTACCTTCGTTCTTCGTTTCACGTGGAACAACTCTCTCGTGAAGCACATCTCCGTGCTCAAGCCTATCGACACGTTCTTAGACGCCCTCATTCTTTCCATCTCCCTCGCCGTGATTCGCGGTGTTTAAACCTCCTTGAATCCAACAACCTTCTCACCATTCTTGTGCACCATGGTGGGAAAAGCAGTCATACCAGGGCACGCGCCCTCTTTGTCGCAATTGACAAAGGTGTGAGCAACCCCCTTACTCTTCAAGTAGTCCAACTGCTTACGCGTCCATCCACAGCCCATGGTCCCGTAAACGGTCCAGTCTTTCTCACCCTTCTCACCCATACTTTGGAGAATCATCAAGTTTATGACGAAAAGTATAATAACAGCAATCATTTATAATACGCATATATTTTATTTTGGTGAAGGTTTAAATATCATGGGTTTAGTAGCAGGCTTCATCAACGACGGCTTTTTAAGTCCAGGTGGCTTTTGGGGAGCCTTCTTGGCGTTTGCCTTTTTCTTGAGCACGTTCATAGCCATCATCTTAGCCTTGGCCTGATTCACGGGAGACTTCTTTTTTTTCTCCAGGGGCTTGTGCTTCGGCGTGGTGGAAAGTATCTTATTAACGCGTGTTTTCACCGAGTTTTTGGGTCCGGAAAAGTATGAATGTTTCAAAACTTTATCATACGTAGGTAAATCATGCTCCACATCTGAACGCAGTCTGAACTCTTTCACAACTTTAGATTCACCTATGAGATATTCCGGCTTAAAGAGACTTTCAATAAAACGCTTCGCGGGAGGACCAATCCTTTTTGATGTATATAAAGAGGTCAAGAATAAATGCATATCATATGCAGGATGAGATTTTGGGAAAATGCCATAGTCCTTTTTGAACATTGACTTGGTTTTAACGGTAGGATTATTAACCCAATCTGCTGTCGACAACCCAAAATCCATGATTTTCACCTCCACTTTAGCGTCGTCAAACTCAACGTTGCCTATTTTCTTTTTGGAACTGGTTCGTTTTTTTAAAATCATAATGTTACCTAAATGTAAATCGTGGTGCCGAAATGATGGATACTTTTCCTGAATCATTTTTAAAAGTAAAATCACTTGAGTGATTATAGACTTTAGTTCAACAGGATCTACATTCTTTTTCTCAAGAAACTTCTTAAGTGTCACACCGTTTATAAACTCAGAAAATAGAAATTGCCTATTGGCACATATGTCATGTCCATACACATGAGGAACCCCCATTTTCTCGAGTTTCTTCGCGATAAGATATTCTGTAGACATATTGTTTGAAGAGTTCTTCACAGCAATTTTATTCAGACATTTATCATTGATACAAGCCCTGTATACTTTTCCGTATTCACCCGAACCAATTTCGTTAAACTTCATAAAACTATTCTTCGGATTACAAGATTTGCTATCTATCAACTTTTTCACATGACTTTCAATCGTCTTTTTTCCCATATACTAGATACTAACATTTTATTCATCAATCTCCCCGACCTCCTCCTCTTCATCCTCAACAGCTTCGGGGGTCACACCCTGAAAGGCGAACGAGGGAAGCTTGGTCGACTGCTCACACAGAACCTGTGACACACGAACACTCACACCAAACTTGTTGTCGATGAACCAAATCTGGTTGAAATCGACGATGCACATACACTTCTGACCCTTCTCGATGCTATCGACAGGAATACTTTGTTGAGCGCTGTTGTACGCCTCAGCCATGAACTCACCGTTGGGCTTGGTCATGAGCTTGAGCTTCATTGTGGCGGGATAGTCATCTTTACCAGGGCGGATGAGGGGTTTGTAGAGCGCCTCCTTGATGACCTCGATATTGTAAGGCTTACCGAGCCACTCCTTGGAGTTCGCGGCGACAGTCTCAACAATCTTGGCGTCGAGGGCGGTGAGCTTCTCCATGAGGTCGTTGGCGCCGTCGTTGTCTTTGTCGAAAGAAAGATCCAGTGAGTAGGAAGTTTTGTTAGTGGCCTCGTCGGTGAATGCACTCAGGCCAAAGGGGGAACGCATGAAAGGAAGCTGAAGGTACAGCTTCTTGTTGCCTTGTGCGTTAATGTATACAGTTTTACCTCCGTTTTTGTTCTTCTTCATCTTGGAGAGAACGACGGTGGAAGGGTCAAATTGCTCGTAACGCTGAATGATGTTAGCCATGTTGCTTGTTATATCTTCTATTAGCGAGCTGACTTTAAGTAAGTTTTTTTTTCTCAGAATACAATATACAAAATGGGCATTTTCAAAGATTGCGGATGCGGATGTGATGGTAAAAGACAGGAGCAGAAATTTTTAATATCTTTGATGTCTGCACTCGTGTTTTTCATCGTCGCCAACCCAGACACGTTTCGTCTCATGCGAGCTATTCTCGGTTCGTGGGTGTCAGGACCCAACGGTTGTCCCACCACGGCGGGACTCGTTCTCCACGCGATTGTTTTCATGTTAGTCACGTGGGGAATGATGAATATAAAGCGCGAAACTTACGCGCCTTATGTCCCGGATGTCGCTACACCTGTCGGACCTAGTCCTGATAAAGAAGTGGGTCCTACCCCTCGGATGGCTGATATGCCACTCCCTCTCCCCGACATGGGTGAGGGCTCGTTCGACTTTCATGACAGTGGAATGATCTTAGATTCCATGGATATCAACTCGGATACCGATCAGCCAGGGGAGGCCGTGACCTGCTCGTGCTCCGATGGTCGCAAAGCGGTCATCACCCCCTAAAAGTCTTCGTCGAATGTCAAATTCGTCGAGTCGTCAATCTTTCCGTAGTCCCCCACACGCTTTTCAAAAAAATTAGTCTTTCCATCGAGAGAAATGTTTTCCATAAAATCAAAGGGATTCTGAGTGTTCCAGATTTTATTGAACCCCGCTTGCTTGAGTAACCTATCTGCGACATATTCAATGTAGTTGGACATCTTTTCTGCATTCATACCGATGAGACTACACGGGAGAGCCTCGAGAATGAATGACTTTTCTATGGCCACCGCTTCTCTCACTACATTGTACACCATTTCTTCAGAGGGTTTGTTTTTTAAAAGTTTGAAAAGTTCTATGGCAAACTCCAGATGCAGACCCTCGTCACGGCTTATCAATTCGTTACTGAAGCAAAGCCCAGGGAGGAGCCCACGCTTCTTCAACCAGAAGATGGCACAGAAACTCCCAGAGAAGAAAATACCCTCGACACACGCGAAAGCCAACAGCCTCTCTGAGAAAGGTCGCGACTTGTCGAACCACTTCATGGCCCACGCAGCCTTTTCTTTTATAGACTTCACCCCCGTGATAGCTTCAAACAACGCCTTCTTTTCCTTTCCGTCGCGGATGTATTTATCAATGAGTTTACTGTATGTCTCCCCATGAACCATCTCATTGTGACATTGGTAGGCATAGAATGATCGAGCCTCAGTGAGCTGCACTTCATCTGCAAAATTATTATTGATATTTTCAAAAACAATTCCATCCGATCCAGCGAAGAAAGCTAGAATATATTTTATGAAATGCCTCTCGTTGTCACTCAATGTTTTCCAATCCTCCATGTCCCCCGACACATCAATCTCTTCAGCGGTCCAGTTAGACATCTGCGCTTTTTTGTAAAGTGCCCACAGATTCTCATGTTCAATAGGAAATATAGTAAACCTATTCATGGTGGGAAGAAGCATGGGTTCTGAATCCTCAATAAACTCTTGAAACGCAAAATAATCTCCAATATATTCTCCATTCACAAATATCTGTGGAAACGTTACAGCCCCCTGGCCACAACGTTCTTTTAACCCATCCTTATCCGTGTATGTCTTTTTATATTCGAGGTTCATATTTTTACATAATTCATCAGCGTAATCACAATATTTACAACCTTGTTTGGAAAGAATCTCAACCCCCATCGTGTGTGTTATTAGCTATAAATATTTTTGTCTGAAATCTTTAGATATGATTCGATTATCCGAAATCCAGCCTGGAGATTTACTCAAGGTCCTAATCGTAGTCGACGATGTAGAGGATGAGTTATTCGCCAGGGTTTTTGATAACCGCGGTGACTATCTGGAGATTCATTATTATGAAGAGACATCAATGACATACAAGGGTGCGAGAGTGTATGTTCTCGAACCTGAGGTGAACATCATCAGAGGGGAGAGTATCAGTGAACATCACGTGGAGACTATATTCGAGCACATCTCCGACGAGCGCTACGTCCTGAAGGATGAGATGGATTCAGGGGACGAGGATAGCACGTTTTACGATGATTCAGACGACAATGGAAGCGATCTCAGGAGTTTCGTGGTGTCTGATAATGACACTGAGGACTCCCTCCCCCATGACCATGAGAGCGTAGATAGGACGTGGGAACAGTGGATACCTACGAGTGAAGGTTCCAGGCATTTTAAACAGGTTGTCGATGACATTGAAGTTCGTGCGAGAATACACATGGATAATATAAACTTTTAACCTAAGTGCGGAGAAAAATGGCACAAAAAACATTTCAGAAACATAATGAACACCGAAACACTGGCTGCTATTTGGTCCGACATCGACCGCCTTCTTTACAAACCAACCACAAAGCCGGTGGATAATCGATTATGTATACATTGCTCGGGAAGTAAGATTCTCACCAGGGAGGGACTGGTATGCGTGGAGTGTGGAACCGTCGATTCCACGTACATTGACGAGAGCGCTGAATGGACGAGCGGAGTCACGGATGACGGGAAAGCCTCAGACCCAGCGAGGTGTGTCATTCCTAGTGCGAATCATGAACTTTTCTCAGATGCATGGGGGAAGGGGACGGTCATCGCTACCAAATATTCTTCGACGTACGACACGAAACGCATGGCTAAGATTAACTTTCACAATTCCATGAACCATAAAGATCGTTCACTGTTCCATGCGTACAAAGACATTGATGAGGCGTGTCACAATTTACCAGATACTGTTCTCAAAGATGCAAAGACGATGTACAAGAAGTTTAACGAGAGTAAGCTGACCCGAGGGGCTGTTCGTTCCGGCATCAAGGCTAATTGTGTTCTGTACGCCTGTCGCATCGCACAGATTCCTCGTACTACCAAAGAGATTGCCGATATGTTTGGTATCCAATGCAAGGACCTCAGTAGGACCACCCAGATTTTCACAGAGACTATCAAAGAAGAGAAGACTGACAAAAACTTTGTGACGAAACCATTCAATGTCATGCAGAGGCTGCTCAATTCTTTCGATGTTTCGAGAGATGAAAGACTTCAATGCAATAAGATGTGCGCGGTGATGGAGGAATGTGTTGAACTCATGAGTAAATCACCAAACAGCGTGGCGACCGCCATCATATTTCTCGTGATGGGAAAGAAGCTTACTAAAACTGAACTCTGTGAAAAATGTTCAGTGTCCGTACCAACCCTGAACAAAATAGTTGCGATAGCCAAACGTCACTTAGAAAAGAAAGGATAATAGAATATATAAATGACAAAATTATTTTTGAGCACCCCATGCTACGGTGGGTTATGCCTCGAACGTTACATGCAAAGTCTCATCAAACTCCAAATTCGCCTCATGAAGGAAGGTATTCAACTCATGATTGACACCACTGAAAACGAGAGCCTCGTCCACCGCGCGCGAAATGTGTCCATAGGCAGATTTATGCAAAAGACCGACGCTGACTTTTTCATGTTTATAGACGCCGATGTTGATTTTGATCCCGAAAGTGTGGTTCGTCTCGTCAAATCTGGTCATGATGTGTCTGTCGCGGTGTACCCCAAGAAGGTGGTGATGTGGGATCAAGCCAAAGAGGCGATAAAGAAGGGGGATGACCGAGACATGGCTATGCTTTCATCGAGTCTCGTCGTGAATATCGGTGCACAGAAACGTTCCGTGGTGAATGGATTCGTAGAAGTGCTCGACGGACCCACTGGGTTCATGATGATTAGTCGAAAAGCGTTGGAGAGGATGCACGAACACTACGCAGATACACTCAATTGTAAGAATGACCATCAGAATAGGGATTTTGATGATTATTGTGCACTCTTTGACTGTATGATTGATCCCGATACGAAGCGATACCTCTCTGAAGACTACGCCTTTTGCAGGCGTTGGCAGCAGATGGGTGGAAAGATTTATGCGGATTGCAACACGACCCTCGGACATGTTGGCAACTTACCATTCACTGGATGCCTCAATCATAGACTTAAGGCTTAGAGTCGTATAGTAATAAACATGAAAATTGCAACAATCATAGTCACCCGAGGGAGGTCTTGTCATGTGAAGACGCTTCATACCATTCTCAGGTTTAATATTCTTTGCATACAATCTGGGACTGTTCAGAATGAGGTGACCTTTGTCAACGAAGATCCCTATGAAAAGTCCGAGACTATTCATAGATTTATGAAGACGCACGATAGAATATTTTTCATAGACTTTGGTATTCACGTGGATGACGAATCTTTGAAAATGGTTATCAATAAAAATGAAGGGTACGGGTGTGTCGTGTTCCCAGGAGTCAAGGAGGGTATCGATTGGAACATGTTTCGCGAGAAGGTTCTCGCGGATTCTGACGAACCCGCTGAACAGATGGGTCTCCATTTCGACACGGAAGTTATCGCTAAAGTGGCGGATAATATTCATACAGTGAAAACAACGAGCGCCAAGTCGTGGGTTCTCATGTGCAAGCCTGTACTCAAGCATATCAAAGATAAACGCACCGGATTGTACAAAATACATCCTAAGTTGGATGTCATGTTTAGTAAATTCAAAGAACACGGAGTCCGGATCGTGGCATTTACAGCTGCGAAACTGGTGAATACATACTCTCACGAGTGTATCGGAAACATCATAAACTCCAGTGGTGTTAAAGCGACTTAAAGAATAAATAAAAAAAATTGATATAATGCAACGTCTATTTGTAAATCGGGACGAACCCCTTTACAAATATGCGATCGATTTCATGGAACACAATTGGGGAACCAAAGGTATCTTTCCCGGAAGCCAACCCGTGTCTATAGAGTTTCGTCATTTCGATATCCTCAGATCACAGCCATACGTGGTGTGTGAGAAGACTGATGGTGTCAGGTGCATGCTTCTCGCTTTTCTTTTTGAAAATAAAAAAGTGTGTGTTTTACTCAATCGCGCTCTCGATATGTTTATGTGTCCCCTGAACTTTAAAAAGTCCGTCTATGAGGGAACCATACTCGAGGGAGAGTTGTATGAAGAAGAGATTTTCATGGTATACGACGCCCTCATTGTGAATGGTCACTCCGTTGGACAATTTGATTTTCTCACGAGACTGAAACACATCGAAGAGTTGAAAAAGTCCCTCACAGTTCTCAAGTACGATCCCATAAAATTGAAAATTAAAACATTTCACCTTCTTTCAGACTTTAAAACATTCATGGAAGATTATCTTCCCACGGTGACTGAAAAGATTGACGGACTCATATTTACTCCTGTGAAAACATGGGTAAAAATTGGTACACACGAGACTATGTTCAAGTGGAAGCCGAGAGAGAAGAATACCATCGACTTTCAGATGAAGAAGAAGGGGGACATGTGGCGGTTGTACGTCCAGGAGAAGGGGAGGCTCGTGTTTGAATCGGAACTCAAGGCACACCAGGTACCAGACGAGCCATGGATAGAGGAGGATGCGATAATAGAGTGTCAGTACATGTTTCAAGATGAACCCATGTGGTGGAAACCCATCATGAGACGTAGGGACAAGACATACCCCAATAGCCGCCGAACGTTTTACAGGACTTTGGTGAACATCAAGGAGGATATCAAGATGGAGGATTTTTTAAACTGTACATGAGTACGTGATGATCATGAAACGTGGGGAAATCGATGCGTAAGAGTTTTTCGTCATCCTGCATGAACCATTCATTATCCAACTTAATCATAGACATGTAATGACCACCAGATTTATTTCCAACATGAATAATACTTCCGCATACGTCATACTTATCGAAAAGAGTATCCGCCACCACACGAACCTTGGAATCAAAAGAAACAAATAATACCTGTGGGTACCTGGTGATACTCGAGCGCGTCGTCGCCACATGGTGTTTCACACCCGCATCATCCACATAGTCCATGAGGGTGTCCCACTTTTCCGCCATCCCCACGAGTTCACTCAACGTTTTTCCATCTTCGCCGTGTAATAAGAGTAGGCTAAAAGGAACCTTTTCTGATTTGGAACCAGATGGACAAATCGTTCTCTGTTCTTTTTCACCGTACACGAGGTCCTTTAAATAAGGCCAAGTCACTTCAAGGATATCTATAATACAAAAAAGAGCATCCTGTGTATCATGAGGCTGTAGGGATTTGAATCTAGGAAACTTTTCCTGAAACGTTTTCAAAAGGGGTGCTATGTCTATCTTCAAACACTTTTCGTTTTGGAAATATATTTTGGCGAGCTCGTAGTAGTTTTTGCTGAAGGGGCAGTCTCCTTCGTAGGGTTTCCCGAGGATGTGCTCTGAGAGTTTGTGTATACGTAACGTACATTGTATGGCTGCGTTGAAATAACATGTGTTTCCGTTATTATAAAACCCATGCATACTTCGTTACACATAACGGGCCTAAGTTATTTAGAGGTTTCACGCGTTTCTATTCTGAAATGGAAGTTCACAAACTTTGTGATAAACTGTACCCCCTCGTACAAAAGTACAAAGATGAAGATCACGTGGAACTCGAGATGCGTATTGGAAAGTTTAACGGTAAAATGTTTGACACCAACGTGGGAAAGGATACTTTCAATAAAGTCATGATGGGTCTCCAAAAATATACGGGGTGGGAAAAGGTCATAGGGTCTCAACACGAGGTATTTTACAAGGAATCGGATGGAACTCGTATATCGATAGACGAGGATTCTGGTGCGGAAGAGATTATTCGCAAAGAGCGCGTCAAAAATGAAGACTTCAAAAAGATCAAGGGAACGCCCTTCGACGTGAGGTTTAGTATTTCCAAAGAGATTCCCCTCCCAGAAGATACCAACCGAGATATGGATAGGAAGAAGTTGAAGAAACGTATGTCTTTCGTTCGTAAAAACCTCTCGATTGATATGACCATGTGTGAAGGTGATTTCCATGATAAAGATTCTGAAGACCCCGTGATGTATCAGGTTGAGTTTGAAATCATAGACCCCACCAGGGTCCAAACGAAGGATGAATTATTCAACATTATTCATAAGGTGAAAGATGTATTTAATTTATTGCATACTAATAAATGATTGCAATCATCTTAGTGGTAATAGTATTATTAATCACATGGGATTCATGGAAAAGGAATAATGAAGAAGTGGGATTCCTGGGGTACAAGACTGCCTATTTTTATTTATCACAAGGAGAGTCCAAGCACATGTTTGAAAAGATGCGCGAAGATGGCATGGGGCCAGAATCTCTTAAACGCTTCATCATGTTAGAAGACAGACTTCTCCGCGTCGAGCAAACGTCCGTGTGCACGGGGAACCCCAGGGTTCACGAAGCTTTTGCTATATCGGAGGCGATCAAAGAAGGTTTCTTGGGGTATGACTTTTCATACCACGCCAAACATCTCAAACAAGTTTCCGAACCTCATAAACTCATAAATCGAAGTCTAAGATGTTGATGATGTACAAAAGTGTTCGGTGGTGTTTGCCCTGTGTCATCCTATGCACATTATCATATATGAACATGATGAGCCCCAAATCATCAGTAGATCTATTCTGCTCTAACCACTCACGAGGATTCTCCGCTTCTAAAAAAGCCAGGGGGTACGAGTGCAGTCTTTCGAGTTTACCAACCCCCAATTCATCACATTCTCTTTCACAGTTTATATAATCTGCAATGAGATAGAACATAACATGCATTAAAGAATCCCTGATGTGTTCAGAGTACGTTTGGTTCACACAAAACCCTTTTTTAGATCGTACATGTCTCAAAAACATCTCTCGCATGTCATCCATCTTATAGGTACTCTACTTTAGTACCCTTAGGGAGTTTCTTTTTAGTTACCTTTTTCTTTTTCGGTTCAACTATTTCGACGTTAAGAAGATTTTCTAATTCACCCGCCAAATTGTTATTCAATGCATCGAGTTTATTATTCAACACCTTCTTTCTCATCAGCTTCCAGTCTCGCACCGAAGACTTTTTGACGGCGTTCACATCCTTCTTGAACGGAAGGCCTTGTTTATTCTTCTTGAGATTCAATGCATCGATACGCTTTTTAATCTCAGCGACATTTTCGTTGAGCGAAGGCATCACGTTCCTGTAGGTATTCATCCACTTCTTTCCGTAAAGGGTGGTGAGGTTTTGTTTGATGGTATCGTTCGTGATGCGACGCTTCTCCATGGCGGCAGTCTTTTTTGCATTCACCTTGGCCGCCGCCTTGGCCGCCTTGATCACCTTGGGCTTATTGGGGGGTGCCTGAAGTTTTTCGCAGATGCTCTTCACGGTATCTCCATCGGATACCGATACACCTCTCGCGATCGCGAGTGGAGTCAACTGCGCCTTTGTGAATCCAAGACAGGGTTTATTGTCCACCTTGAAAGAACCGAAGACTCGGTCCTTGATCATATCACAAATCTTTTCCTTCGTGGTGGCGGCCTTGATGTTCACCACACCTATTTTCTTGGCGGCCGCGACGAGTTCTGGCTTGGGGTACCGAATACACGCCTTTTTGGCAATCTTGATAGCATTCTTCTTCGAATTGTACGTCACGTTCGCCGAGTTCTTGTTTGTCGTCACGACCTTTTTTTGCTTCTTCTTGACCACACTCTTCACTACATTACCCGATGGACGCAATAAACCCATAACGAGTAACTCCTCAGCCAGCTTATTTCCGTACGTATACCCAGTGATCATATCTTTATCTTCACGAACACCCATGATTTGAATGACACCCGAACTGAACAACTGAAACGATACACCAAAGTAATTCATACGGAGTGCCGCGCGTAATTCGGGTTCGTAATCCACTTTGCCAGTTATACGGAAAGCACTGGCCACCCCTGATAAATTGATGGCACCATTCACGTTGAACTGTCCAACGGTATTATTGTACACTATGGGGTTGTACAGGAATGCCTCACGTTTCGTAAAAGTATCCACGATGTATTTTCTAATTTGTTCAGGTTGTTTTATATTATTGTTTAAAATACCACCCGAGAAATGAATCTTTCCATTCCTATAAATCCTGAAAGTAATCCCCTGATGAGCTTTCCCATCATACACATGAGCGGAAATTTGTGCCATGAAGTATTTCACTTTCGTGTTCACCTCACCAAACTTTCCAAATAAAGAATGTTCCGCACCGACTTTAAAACGACCGTGATATAATTTGATACTTTTTATTTCAATCTCTAACGTTGTTCTAGGAATAGCTTTTCGCGCGTGAGGAGATTTGTTGAATATGTGAATTAAGTTGATCCTCTCCTTTTTATCAAACTTATCATTGACAATAGCATTGAAAAACCCCAACCTGAGTGGGGAAATATTGAGAGTAGATATGTTTGCGCTGTTCAGTTTCTTTTTGACTAATGCATTCAATTTACTTTTCACGTTTTTACCAGCATTAATTTCCTTCTTTAGTTTCATACGCTCGTCATTAGTGAGATAACCACTTAGATTCACTAACATTTTCATATTGATTGATGGGGAGTTAACATTATTGTTACTGTTTAAAAACTCATTGAACATTCCAGACTTCTTCGCCATTTATTAATTGATAATATTTTTAATGGTCTGTACCGAAACCTTCGTTATCAAAGTCGACCAATTCGATACCGAAAATAAACTCCTGATTCGCCATCATCCTACCCTTGTACGCCATGGTATGATGACGCACAATGATATCGCGCTGGCTGAACGGCCCCGCGTAAAAGTCATAGTTGAACTTGGGCTTTCCGAGATTATTAGCCGTGCAATACTGATTAAACTTCGATACAAACTCTGCCCTGGGACAACAGGCTTTCGGGTTCAGTTCAACCATCGGCGACTGCAAAAAGTTTTCGAGGGTACTGGTCACCATCGCCACTTGCCTCTGCACAGTCTTGAAGTACTCGGGAACCACGTTCCATACATCCTTACTGCCGTACTTTTGCGAATACTCAAGGTATGCCCTGATACACTTTTGAATAATCACGTCGAGTTCCAGCTCGAGCTTCTTTTCAAGATTCGTGTCAGACTCCTTGACTTGTTTACCAAAGTTGAATGTGAGGATACGACGCAAAATACTTCCCGAATTATCCTTCCAGTGTGGGACTTCATTACCACCCAGGATACCAGGGGTTTTCCATTCGATGGATTTAGCCTTTTCACATTTGACGGCGATAGAAACATCTTCACCACTCACCACAGATTGAAACTCCGCTTGCTCCAAAGCCAAATCATTCTTCACCTCGGGTGCTATGAACATGTAGGAATCATAGATGGCTGAGAGTCCAAACTTCTTCTCGACGTTGTTGGAGAGCGTGCGAACATCCTCAGCTCCGTAAAACTTACGAAAGACCTTGGTGATCAAGGTGGATTTCCCAGAACGGGCGACACCCTTGAGAAAGGGAATCACCTGCCAACCATCCATATCGTTCACATCGTAACACAACCGACCACCCATGACGTACACCCACTTTGCCACGTCATCCTCAAACCCCTGATAGTCCAGGATGGATTGGAAAAAGGGTGTAGGAATGTCGTACCAGTCATCGAGATGTGAATAGTCCTTAAACTCCTGTTCAAAATACTTGCAACTCACCACAGTCTGATCAAGATTCTTAAACTCGGGAGATTCATACGTGTAAAATGCAGACTCGTAGAGCCCAGTCTTATCTGACCACTTTTTCCCGACAAAAATACCGTTAGTGAATGACCATACATGTCTATTCTTCACAATATCAGGAAATTGCATATCCTTACAGTTGGTCAAATGTGTGATGACATCCCTGTGCGCAGTACCCCTGGAAGTGAGATTTTTCCACAACTCAAACTCCACCTCCTTCTTCCCCACACTGTACACAAACTCCTGAATACTTTGTACAGGTTTCCAAGCTCGCGTGGAACACCCAGAGGCGGTTTTGATTTCTTTGCAGCACTGCCCCTTGTACCTCTTGATGTTGTTGGTGTACAAGTATTTCAGTGTCTGCATGATGGCTTGTTGAAAGGGGGAAAGTTCTTCGGGCGATGAAATGGTGGACACCCTGAAAATAGAAGGGTCAGATTCGGGATTGATTGGAACATACGTGGGGTTATTGACTCGTTCAGATATGCGCGCATTGCGAAACACGATCTGCCAGGCGTCGTCGATCTGGTCAATGAGCCTGTTTACTCGAACCGAAATTTTCATGTCATTATCATCTTCAATGTCCATCATCTTCAGTGTATCCGCGCGGTGATACAACTCACAGAGATGGTCTCGCATTCGCACATACTTCCCATGAATGACATCGATGTCGATGGTCTGAGGGTAGCCATCCTCAGCGAGCTCATCCTTCGAGAAAAAATTGTCGTATCCAATACGTTGAGATAAATAACTGTTATTTCGTTCGTTTATTTTCCACGTGTGTTCCAATTGATTCAAAAATTGCATCAACTGTTCATTGTTAAATGTTTGGATTTGATTCGCCCACATGGCGCTGTTGGCTTCGTCGCGACTTGCGTCATCACTTATGAAGTGAGTTGGTTCGGCCATTTTATATAGTATACGTTCCATTTTTCTAAGCCTTCTTCTGGAGGGTGGTCAACATTTTCACCATAATTTTATTTTGCATTTCCAGCTGGCGGCCGATGTTCACCAGGGCGGAGCATATCGTATCTCCATCCTCAGTCATGAGGGTAGAACCCAGGAGCCCCTCGATAGTGATGTAGTCCCCATCCCCCTCGAACTCTGTCATGTCCTCGTCAGACATTTCGACTTCTTCTTCTTCGGGCTTATTTTCAATCTCAGACATTTAAAGTATACATAGGAAAAAGTCTTCAGTTTTTTTCGCGCCCCCTGGATTGATCGAACCCTTCGCGCGTGTTCCGTCAGGTGAAATTTTTTTCTCTGTATATAGTACAAAACATACACAATGGCTGGAGGTCTCATGCAACTCGTCGCTTACGGCGCTCAGGACGTTTACCTGACCGGTAACCCCAAGGTTACTTTCTTCCAGGCGGTCTACCGCCGCCACACTAACTTCGCGATGGAGAACATCGAGCAGACCGTCAACGGTACCCCCTCGGACAACGGACGCGTCTCCGTGACTGTCGCTCGCAACGGTGATCTCATCGCCGACATGTACGTTGAGCTGAAGGCCAAGGGTGGTCTCCCCGACACGACCAGCGGCGGTGCCCTCGACTCTCTTTTCACCGCTGAGCGTGCCATCAAGGACGTCGAACTGTCCATCGGTGGTCAGCGCATCGACAAGCACTACCAGCGCTGGTGGAGGCTGTACTCCGAGCTGTACCTCGATGAGTCCAAGAAGGCTACGTGGGGTAAGATGACCACCCCCGGTTCCCGCGCCGTCGGTGCCCAGGTGTTCCTCCCCCTCATCTTCTTCTTCAACCGCAACCCCGGTCTGGCCCTCCCCCTCATCGCCCTCCAGTACCACGAGGTCCGTCTCGACTTTGACCTCTCCTCCGAATTTTCCACGTACACCGACAACGCCACCTTCAAGGTCTGGGGCAACTACGTGTACCTCGACACCGAGGAGCGCCGCCGCTTCGCCCAGAAGGGTCACGAGTACCTCATCGAGCAGCTCCAGCACACCGGTGTCGATCAGCTCGCCGCCGCCAATGGCGGCAAGCAGATCCGTCTGTCCTACAACCACCCCGTCAAGGAGCTCATCTGGTGCGCCGATGCCGGCTCCGTGAAGAAGTCCAACCTCTGGAACTTCACGGCTGGCTCCCCCGTGCTCACATCCAACATTGGCGTCGCCAGTGGCAACGTGCTCATGACCACCTCCCAGACTGGTTCTCCCCTCGTCCTCGGTGGCACCTCCGGTGGTGGTGCCTGGACTGAGGAGCTTGCTGGCCCCATCGATACCTTCAAGCTGGTTCTCAACGGCCAGGACCGCTTCAAGGAGCAGTCCGGCAAGTACTTCAACCAGGTGCAGGCCTTCCAGCACCACACCGGCTCCCCGATGCCCGGTGTCTACTCTTACTCCTTCGCGCTCAAGCCCGAGGAGCACCAGCCCACGGGTACCTGCAACTTCTCGCGCATCGACAACGCGCAGGTTGCCATCAAGACCAAGGACCTCACCAACGTTCCCACGTCGCTCAATATGTTCGCCGTGAACTACAACGTTCTCAGGATTCAATCGGGGATGGGCGGCCTTAGCTTCTCATCTTAATGAGTAATCAGGGCCAAAAAGCGGGCGTGAAAAGCGTTTATCCCGCTAGTCTGTTTATGCAGGCAAGACAACCTGGTTGCGGGAAGTT